GTTCTCGGAAGCAGATGCGCCCGGTTGCCGTAATCGGCAGTAAGTTGTCTTGCCAACTTGAGTAGCTCTCTCGCAATCTTAACCTTGTCCATCGCTCAACTCCTGTATCGTGATTGTTACATACAGGTAAATATCAAAGAAAAGAAAACCCCCTCCTGATTTCTCAAGAGGGGGTCAAATGCGTACCGCTTACGCCGCGTTAGACGCGGGTAATCTCCAACGTCTGGAGTGCGAACGGATTGTACGCACCGATGCCGAGCTGCTCGAACATCGAGAAACCGATGAGACGGTTCTTCGGGTCGTCAGCGGACAGAACGGTGAGTTCCGTGCGAACGGGGATGCGGCCGAAGAATTCGGCTTCACCACAGACGTAGACCGTGCCTTCGGGGACGATACGGCTGACGATGAGCTTGGCTCCCCAGAGGGTGGCCATCAAACCGGTCTTCAACAGAACGGCTTGGGTCTCGATGTCGAGCGTGTCGCGGTCCCACTTGCGCAGGTCGGCGTAGTCTTTCGCGTTCAGGAACACGGTCGCGACACGGATGTCGGAGCGTTCGATGGCGGCGAAAGCGTCGGCCAATGCGTTGGCGGTCAAGTTGCCGGTGACGGGGATGGCGGGATTCGGGTTGGTCGGGTCAGCGGCCAAAGCGTCCATGACGGCGAAAACCTTGCGGTCTTCTTCGGCCTGGATTTCGGCTTTGCCCAGGTCAACCGAACGCTCAATCAGGTCGTAGCGACGCTGCTTGATTTCCGTCAACTGGATTTCCGGGTTGGAAGCGATTTCAAACAAGGGGAACAGGACGCGCTTGGGCTTGGCCACGGCGACGATGTTTTCACCCTCTTCACCGACGACGTAAGCCGTGATGGTCGGGTCCTTGTCATAGATGGGCAATGCGCCATCGGGGAGAGCTTCCACGAAGAATGCCTTGCGGCCGACGGACGTGTAGTCGCGACGACGACGAAGCGGTTGAATCATGCTCGCAGCCAAACGCTGACGACCGGCGGCCGTGCGGATGTGCTGGGAAATGACTTCGTACTTGGTCTGATTGTCAAGAGCCATTGTAATGACCTCCTTTGCTGGGCTAAGCCCGGTTAAATCCGCGCATCCAGGCCAATGGTCGGGCTGGAGGTAGAGGGTGCCTTGGTGAGAACACCAATCACCGTACCTTCGGTGCTCAACTCGTTGGTCAGGAGACCTTGAGCGGAACTGTACAACAGGTCGCCGACCGCATAGGTCAGGTCGTCGGTGTCAGCCGCGTTGCGGGTTTCGTAAACGTCAACCTCGACCGAAGGTTGACCCTTGATGACAGCGACCTTGCCGGACGCGACTGCGGGGCTGTTTTCAAACGCAGCACCGGCAGCGTCGTTCACGAACAGACCGATGGGACGGAGCGTGTCCGTGCAGGGGACTGCCGTGTAGTCCAAGCCAGGGCTGATACCAGCGACGGAACCGCCGAGCACGCCGCGAGGCGTGTTGACGGACAACGTGGTGTTCGTGTTGACACCGTAGTTGGCCTTCGTGTAGCATTCGTCCGAGAGAACGGGGATGCTGTTCAGTTGGGTCCTGATAAGAATCGTCAGAGCCATTGTGATGCCCTCCTTTGTTATGGGCTTACTGGAATATGTCGCTCACATCCGGCGCATCTTGCCAGAGCGAGCTGATGTCGGCACCGCCATCGCCGGAAGCGACTTTGGGTTGACCTCCACCAAGCGACTTGATTCCCTTCTTCGAGGATGCCTCTCTTCTGCCGGCTCCGGGTTCGGGGAGTTCCTCAGGAATGTCGTCGTCGAACAATCCTGCGATGCGGGAATCTTCGCCGACCGCACCGTCGTCCATCGCGCTCGTAAGCTCGATGTCCATGTCGTTGCTGGTCTTCTTGACAGATGCTTCCTTGGACTCTTCCTCATCGGAATCGTCTTCGTCGTCATCGTCGTCTTCGTCATCGTCGTCGTCTTCCGCAACCACTTTCGTGGCGGCTTCTTTCGACTCGCCGTCTTCTTCGTCGTCGGAATCGGAATCGTCCGAGGCTTCCTTTTCGGATGCGCCGTCGGCGGCGATATCCTCGGCAGCGTCTTCGGCCAATGCTTCAGATGCTTCCTTTTTGGCTTCCTCTTCCTTTTCCTCTTGGATGGTTTCGGCAGCCTTTTCTTCCTCTTCCTTGCCATCGGCGGCGTAAAGCTCGTCAGTCTTGGCGAAGCGAGCAAGCGTGCGGTCCATGGCTTCCGGGCCGAGCAACATGAAATCGTTGGCCTGGTCTTCGATGATGGCATCAGCCACCTTGTTGCCGAGCAACAGGTAGGCGAGCTTCACGGCCTTGTTGGCGGCGACGCGGACGGAGGCGACGGTCGGGTTGGAACCCCACGGTTCGGGGATGCCGAAACCGATTTCATCGCGTTCGTCGTTTTTCCAGTCGTGACGCATGTCGGGCAACGGATGGTTGATGACCTCTTGCCAGTTGTCGTACTGGTCGTGCTTTTTGAACTGACGGTCAGGCTGATTGACGTTTCCGGGATACGGAATGCTGCCATCGACTGCCTGCCTCCGACGCTCAGTGAGTCTTACACGCTTAGGCATTGCGGACCTCCTGTTTGATGCGGGCGTCGATGGCATCCGCTATCTTGTCGATGCGGAAAGCCAATTTCTTTTTGCCCTGTTGTTCGAGATATGCCGCAACCTTGTCGAGACGAGCGGATGCACTCTTGAGCCGAGCAACGTAGTTGGTCGGAGCTGCATCCAACATGCTCATGTCCGTGACGATGGAGGCGGGGTCTTTCCTCTCTTCGAGAACGTCGTCGAGAGAATCCTGGTTGATTTCGTCTTCGATGCCGGGTCTGGTTTCGGAAGCGTAGACAAGGTCTTCTTCCAAGACGACGGGTTCGTCCACAAAGTCGTCATCGAGGTCATCAAAGTCGTCTTCGTCATCAAAATCGTCATCCATGAACATCTCGTCCTCGTCGTCCTCGACGTAGAGGTCATCGTCCATCATGGATTCGGACTCATCGTCGTCCATGTAGGACATTTCGGACTCTTCATCGTCCATGTAAGACATTTCCGACTCTTCGTCGTCCATGTACATGGTCTCATCGTCCATTTCGACGTCAACGTCATCGTCCATGAAGGATTCGCCGCAAGCGTTCTTCACCAAATCTTCCAAACCCTGAAGGGCAGAGAGGATGTTATCCCCCGACACCTTGCTGCGAGCTTGGCGGGTTGGTTTTTCTCGCTTATCAAGCTCCGCCTCCAAGGCAGCGATTTCGCGCCGTACAGCATCGCTTTCCTTGCTCATTGAAATTCTCCTCGTTTGATTGTTGCCCGCAAATCCGGGGATACAAAACCTCAACTTATAATCTGAATATAAAAAAAATATTACACTTTTCCTCTCCGAGGAAAAGGCTCTATCTTTCGTTGGGTCTTTTCTTAGCCTTTCAGGAGGACACGGGCCATCTTCAACAGACGCTTGGCAACCGCTTCACGGTCTGCAACCGGCCAATTGTCCATAGCCTTATCGTTCTGGTCAACGCCAACGTCAACCGTCACATCGGTGCTCTCTTCGGCGATGTCCACCTCTTCCGCTTCGAGTTCGTCCGTCCAGGTTTCAAGCTCCTGGTCTTCAACGGCCTCGATGCGCTTTTCCACTTCTGCGATTTCAGCCATCAGGCTGCGCCCGCGCCGCTGAGTCATTCTGTTTCTCATCGTCTTATCTCCTTGTTTTTTGAATTCTCCGGGCGACGCACCCAGATGAAAATCCTAAATCAGTATTCGCTTGGGAACATGACCGTCGTGACCGACCTGTCCCATTCGGTGATTATCCAAATCTTGCCCTCAGGGCCGCCCTCGTAAACCGAAAAGATACGGTCATTGCCGTTCTTGAACGCCTGGTCGTTCATGCGACGGTCGGAACCTTTCGTGTCTCCCCAATCGCCATTGGCATGACGACGAAGCGACTTGTCCACCAATCTGGCGAACTCCCGGTCTTCACGCATCGCCTCGTGTACGCCACGAGTGGTTACCACCCGACCAAGGTCGAGTCTTGCCGCCATTCTCAGGACTCTCGTTGCCACCCTGCCTGCAATCTTGGATAACTTGTCGTTCATTGTTCTACCATGAGCTGTTGAATCGTTTGTTCATTGCGGCGTCGCCGAGATAACGCTCGACGTCCATCCACAGGGTTTCCTGGTCTTTCACTCTTTCGAGCTGCCGACGAAGATTGTCGGGAAGGTCGTCATAAAAAACGTGTCCTCTGGATACAGCCCTTTCTCCTTCAGAGGTCTCAAGCCACTTGTCCAGAATCTTTTGCTGACGACTCATCAACTTGGATTCCCGCTTCCTGTTCGCCGTCACGAAACGGAAGCCCCTGGCGACGTCTCTGAACATCTCCTTGTAGTAGTAACTGGCATTCGTGCCTCTGGGTGCGCCGTCAAGCGAAGAACTTGGAGGACGAACCACCTGCATGAGGTTGTCGATGCCCATCGAATCAACGCCGTCCCTCTTGAGTTCGCGAATCTT